GCGCCTACATCATCATCCAGCAGAGATTGGCCGAAGATGACCTGACGGGTCATATTTTGTCCAAAGACGTCGGTGAGTGGACCCACCTGTGTCTGCCGATGCGATACGAGCCTGAGCGCGCATTTATCACCTCGATTGGTTGGAAAGATCCACGCTCAGAGCCCGGCGAACTCCTTTGGCCTGACCGGTTTGGCGAAGACGAGACCAACCTACTCGAGCGCCAACTGGGCCCGTACGCGACCGCCGGACAGTTACAACAGAGGCCGGAACCCGCCGGTGGCGGTGTCATCAAGCGCGACTGGTGGCAGTTGTGGCCTGAACAAGTCTTCCCGCCCATGGATTACATCGTGGCGTCCCTCGATACCGCCTACACCACGAAGACCATGAACGACATGTCGGCGATTACGATCTGGGGCGTCTTCTCCGAAGATACCGTCGCCCGGTCGACCCGCGTCATGGACTCGAGCGGCCGACCCATGTACATCGAGCGCACCTACTCAGAGAACGCACCCAAGGTCATGCTCATGCACGCATGGCAGGCGCGACTCGAGTTACACGAACTTGTCGAGAAAGTCGCCTCGACCTGCCGGTCCCTGAAAGTCGACAAACTGCTAATTGAAAACAAAGCGGCAGGAATCTCCGTCGCTCAGGAAATCCGGCGCCTCTACAACAACGAGAACTTCAGCGTCCAACTACAAGACCCGAAGTCGCAGGACAAACTTTCGCGTCTCTACTCCGTCCAGCACTTGTTTGCTGAGGGGATCATCTTTGCGCCTGACCGGACGTGGGCTGACATGGTCATCACGCAAGTCGGCCAGTTCCCAAAAGGCAAGCATGACGACCTCGTCGATACCGTCTCGCAGGCCCTGAAGCATCTGCGTGAGTTGGGTCTCCTCGTTCGCGCCCCTGAGCGTATCGCTGAACTCGAATCGATGAAAAGTTATCCCGGTGGGCGGCAGCCTCCCTTGTATCCATCTTGAGGACTTTATGAGCCGTGTATTAGCGAGTGCAATCGTGGACAAAATCGACGACGGGTCTGTGCCGATCTGGGAAGTTCAGGTGTGGGGCCAGCCCCCTTTTGATCACCGCAGAACATATACTTTGCAGGTCAAAACTGATAATTTGGCCGCACAAGAGGGAATCCGTCTTTTCGTCGAAGAGATGGAGAATCTCGACGATTTTGGCTCGAAGGAGTCCTAGCATGGCACTGGTTCCCGGCTTGATGCCCACTCTCCGTCAGGTAGCACCTGAGGAACCGGCGCAGCCGGACCCCGCAGACGTTATTGTCGAGATGGCCGAAGAAGGCGCCGACATGCCTGAGATCGATGACTCAGGCAACATCGTCAAGATCGAACACGGCGATGGCAGCGTCACCGTCTCTCTCGATGGCCGTCCGATCGAAGAAGGCGAGCGCGCAGAGCGTGGCGGTTGGTTCGATAACCTGATCGACGACATCGACCCCGCTGAAGTGAATCGCATCGTCTCTGATTTGCTGCGCGGCATCGAAGATGACCTGCAGTCACGCAAAGACTGGATCGAAGATCGCGCCATGGGTATCAAACTCATGGGCCTCAAAGTTGAAATTCCGGGGCTCCAAGGAGCATCGGATGGCGCGCCCGTCGAAGGTATGAGCAAAGTCCGGCATCCCCTCCTGTTGGAGGCGGTGCTACGGTTCCAAGCCAACGCTCGCAGCGAAATGTTGCCGACCGATGGCCCGGTGAAGGTGCGCAACGACACGCTGACGGGTGGTATCGAGACCGATCAGCAGGGCGATGCGCTCGAGAAAGACCTGAATCACTACCTCACCGCCGTCGCGACAGAGTATTACCCCGATACGGATCGCATGCTTTTGATGCTGGGATTCGGCGGAACGTCGTTCAAAAAGGTCTACAACTGCCCACTTCGCAACCGTCCGGTGTCCGAAACCGTTGATGCCGACGATTTGATCGTCAACAACGCCGCGACCGACCTTGCGAACGCGAAGCGCGTCACTCAGCGCGTCTTCATGCGCCCGTCGACCGTCAAGCGCCTGCAGATCTTGGGCGTATACAAAGACGTCGACCTGCACGCACCGAACGCACCGAAACTCGACTCTCTGCAGCGTGAAGAGAAGGCCCAGCAAGGCCTGATGCCAGAGACTCAGAACCCTGAAGATCGTGATCGCGAGATCTACGAGTGCTATTGCGAACTCGACATCCGCGGTTTCGAGCACAAGCACAAGGGCAAGATCACAGGCCTCGAGATCCCGTACATCGTGACGATTGATTTGTCGTCACGTCAGGCGCTCTCGATTGTTCGTAACTACGACGAAAAAACTAAGAAACTGCCTGTTGCACGTAAGCGATTCGTGAAGTTTACGTTTGTGCCGGGTATGGGCTTCTACGACATCGGCCTCCTGCACATTTTGGGCAACACGACGAACGCGATCACCGCGGCGTGGCGTGAGTTGCTCGATGCCGGTATGTACTCGAACTTCCCGGGCTTCTTGATGGCCGACACGGGTGCCCGGCAGAACACAAACATCTTCCGCGTGCCTCCGGGCGGCGGAGCGCTTGTTAAGACAGGCGGTCTACCAATCAATCAGGCCGTCATGCCCCTGCCGTATCAGCCGCCTTCCGCGGCCCTGATGCAGTTGGTCGACAACATGGCAACCACCGGTCAACGTATCGGTGGCACGTCAGAGTCGATGGTGGGCGAAGGCAAACAAGAACTGCCGGTCGGCACTGCACTTGCGATGATTGAGCAGGCAGCGAAGGTGATGAACGCCGTTCACAAGCGCATTCATGCCGCGCAGGCCGAAGAATTCAAACTGTTGGTCGAGTGTTTCCGCGAGAACCCGGAAGCGTTTATCGATCAAAAGTGCCCGTCGCGTCAGCCGTGGAACGAAGAGATGTTCCTGCAGGCCCTGCAGAACTGCGAACTTGTCCCGCAGGCCGACCCGAACACCGCCTCGCACTCTCAGCGTTTGATCAAAGTCATGGCGCTGAAAGAACTGCAGGCTGCGAACCCGTCGATGTACGACCCGATTGCAATCGATACGGCCGCCCTCAAGGCGATTGGCTGGAATAACCCGCAGCAGTTCCTCGCGCCCCCGCAGACGCAGGGCAAACCGCCGCCGGAAATGCAGAAAGTTATCGCCGAGATGCAGATCAAGAAGCAGGATGCCGATGCGCGCATGATCGATGCCAAGGCTCGCGAAGCGAAGACCATGGCCGAGATCCAGCACATGGGCATGGAAGCGCAGCATATGGCCATGGGAGGCCTTGCCGCAGGTGGCGAGGGCAGCAAGCAGGTCGACACACCGGTCGATCAGATGCTCGCACAGGCCGACATCATGGACGCGCAGACCCGGCAGCAGGACGTGGCGTTAAAGGCTCAGTTCCATGCCGCCGAAGACCGCAACCGCGACCTCGATCGACAGAGCCGCGAGCGCATCCAACTGCTGAACTTGGCCAAGGAAGTGATGCTGCACCCCGCATCGGCCCCGGAGGCCGCGCGCGATGTCGCACAGGTCCAGCGTGAAATTGCGCCGAAGCAATGAACTTCGATCCCAAAGCCGTCCGACGGGCTCTGATGGTTGCAAAGAGCCTCGCGACCTCGATTGACCCCGGCTTTGCCAATATCACACCGCCGATGCCCCCTGAGGGCGTGCCGTTAGAGCGCGCTGCAGGCGGAAAAACAGACCCTGATCTGCAAACCGCTCAACGGTTAGGATTTGATACAAGCAGTATTCCAGAAATTAGACGCGCTGGAGAACTTAGCAAATTCCATCAATCGATGATGGGAAGCGTTTCTGAAATTGCCCAAAAGATGCAGGACTTGGGCAACGAATACCATCAATCTGGTTTGTTGCCGCATCCAATTGGAACTTTACTGCATACGCCGTTTTCAAAGAAAAACGGACAACCGCCCCTTAGAATCACCGGCCATTACGTCGATCCCAAAAATCCGTCGCGTTACGGATACATGTTTGAGCAAGGCGAAAGCAGCGGAACGGCAATGGTTAGCGATCCAAAAGCGGATGAGCGCATTCGCAAAACCAATCCTGACTGGGATAGGGAAGAGTATTGGAATCAAGCACAGCCATTAACTGGCCCACAGGGTTTTGCTAAGGCTAAGGGCGGCCCCATCAAGACCGTCCAAGGTCCTGAGCGTGAACAGAACCTTGCAGAGTTTATGCGGGGAGCGCACAAATCATTAATTGATAAAAATGGCAAACCTATTACTTTGTATCATTCCGGTTCATTTGATAAATCTTATGATCGCGTATTTGATACAAAAAACGGGGTTCATTTCGGTACAAAAAATGCCGCGTTAGATAGAGTTGCTGGCAAGTATATTGAAGAAGAATCAGCAAGAACTCCTGTTTATGAAAATGAAGGTTACGTTCAACTTGATGAAAACGAATGGCCAAATGCGCCTTTGACCTTTCCAACTGAAGAAGATGCAAGGGGATGGGTCGCTGGAGAAATAAACAGGGATTTGGATTCGGCAGATTTAGAGCACAACCTAACCGAAGTTCATTTGAACATTAAAAATCCCAAACGAGTACAAGACGCGGGTCAAGATTGGGCTGACATTATTTCAAAAGCCAAAAAGGAAGGTCACGACGGAATCGTTTACAAGAACGAGTACGAAGATAAAGGCAAAGACTCATACATTGCGTTCTACCCACATCAAATCAAATCCGCTGTCGGAAATGTCGGCACATTCGACCCGGCCGACCCAGACATCACCAAAGCCGAAGGCGGTGAAGTAGACGCGCCACAAGGCTATACGCCTCAACCTCCGGGCACTCTGGAAACCGACAACCCCGGTGGCAAGTGGCTGGAGGAAGAAAAAGAATATTCTGCAAGCAGGGGATATAGGCCGTCAGGCGCACCGATGTCGTTTGGCGAAGTTACAGCAGTTTGGAGTGACAGAAAGAAAAACGAGATGGCCCCGGTTTACTTGCCGGTGTCGATGTTGAAGCAGATTCCCGGTGTGATGAACGAACAACAGAATGTTCGTGAAGATGCGCTTCAGGGATTGGTTGAGCACATGGGCAAAACTGGTCGACTGCCAAAGTTTAGAGAGGAAAGCACTCGCGAATATCATCCGTTTATCACCGTAGACCAGCGCGGCATGCCATTTGTGAACGAAGGTAACCATCGCATCATGGCTGCCGATCGTTTGGGCTGGAAGTGGCTGCCCGTCGAGGTGCGCTACTTCAATGGCGGCGAAGACGTAGATGGCCCGCTGCACCCGGATCGCATTCGCGCGATGCATGGCGTAGCGCCTGCTAAAAAAGCAGAAGGCGGCGCTGTCGATGACGAACTGCAGCAGCGTCAACTCAATCGCATGGGCATGTATAGCGCCGCAGCAGACGCCGCGCGCGCATTGCCTCAGAGCGTAGGTACGCCGCAGCAGATGCTGGCCAGCCTCAAAGGCGTGAAGCCTGACGAACTGCAATGGTCGGGCGCTCAGCAATCGTTCGCCGACAAGCCGCGGGTGACCAAAGACGAATTGGCGCAGCATTTCGAGCAAAATCTGCCTAAGTTGCGCGTCAATACGCTTGATGAAGAAGACCCTGATGCCGCGATAAACGAATTTACGGACTATGAACTGCGGCTTCCCGGCGGAGAAAACTACAAAGAAGATTTGATTCGCCTTGATCGCGATAATGAGCAGAAAAGACAAATTGCATACAAGCCAGACCCTAATCTAAGGGCGGTAGAAAAACCGCGAGCAACGCCCGCTGATCCAAACGTATGGCAGCGAACCGATAATCAATATGAAATCCGCGATGCAGACGGAAAACTATTGGGTGAGATAGGCGGTCCTTATGCATGGTCGCCTGAAAGAGCGATCGATTTATATCATATTCGGCAGCAGTACAGGCAAGAGCAAGATTGGAAGAAACTAAACACCTTCCAGTCTTCTCATTATCCAAACAAAAACAACATCGTTGCTCATGTCCGTCGAGCAGATCGGCGCGGCCCAAACAACGAAAAGATCTTGCATCTTGAAGAATTGCAAAGTG